ACCCGAGCCGCTGACCGAACGATGCTGTGGGTTTCATGGGTTCTCCTAGGGTTGAGTGTGATTCTGGTGGGTTGGGGTGGCGGCTGGCCCCGACACCACGCCGGGGCCAGCCACCAGGTCATTAGAAGGGGGGCTCTCCAGCGGGGGCCGGTGAGGGTGATGAGCTGGCCTTTCTGCACGTGCTCACAGAAGGTCTCCGCCTGGTCTCCCCACACGCTGGCGCGCACCCACACGGTGTCTCCGGCGTCGACCCACTGGCCTGTCTGCTGGTCGTACCTGCGGGGCGTGTAGGGGACGCTGACGTTTTCGCTCGGTTTTCGCGAATCGGGACACGCCGGGGCGAGATATTCCGCGATCAAATCGACTCTAGGGCTGTCTTGGTGATTTCGAGGAGGGTGCGCAGGTCGTCGACCATTGTCTGCTGGGCCATTTCATCCCAATAGCCTCGATAGTCGCCATCAAATTCCCAGTCGATAATGGCGGACTCGATGCCGTCGATGACCTGCTTCGTCCTCAGTTTGTCACTCATTGGCGTTCTCCTCAGGGGTGTAGATGATGGTGTAGGGGGTGAATTCGGGCCTGAGCACCGGAGTGTTCTCGCCGCTCTCGCCAGCGAGGCTCCAGCCATCGACCCAATCGCGCCGCCAGGCGTCCCCATCGCAGTCGATGACGACAGACCCGAATGGCAGATCGCTGCCGTCTCCCTCCATCGTGCGCGGGACGGCGGCTTCCTTGAGGTCGTCGACCTCCTTTTCGAGGATGTCGATGTAGTGGATGAGGGCGTAGATGTCGCCAACCGCATCCCCGCAGCCGCGCTTCTCGTATTCGTAGTTCCTCAGCTTGTCGGCAATCGTGGATGGGACGCTCACCGCTCCCCTCCCTCCTGGTAACGGGTGAGCCAGGCGAGGGCGAGGGCACCTACCTGGGTGACCTCGGCGACGGTGTCAGCGTTGTGGCCCGTACTGTCGGTGTTGTCGTAGGTGAGGCTGGCGGCGACCTCTCCTACCTCCTCGGCGAGGGCGTAGAAGCGGGTTTCGTCCGTGTGACCGTCCGCATCCAGAGTCATGCCCGGGTGCTTGGCGGTGGCCCGCTCGTACTCGGCTCCGAGAGCGGAGGCAGGATCCTCTACCCCGAGAGTATGCAGGGAGATGATTGCGTCCTCGGCGACGCGCTCGAGCTCAAACTCGATGTCCTCGGCGAACCATTCCTGTGGCGCCGGGTAACTGGCGTCCTCGAGATGCGACATGGCCAGCTGGATTCTCCCGAGCTGGCGGTGCCAGCGGCCGATGGCCTCGACCATGGGCTGGGTTAGATCGGCGGCGGTCTCGAATAGCCTTGCTGCATTGTCGTAAATGGCGTTCACTGTTTCTCCTCCGTGTCGCTTGGTGTGTGGTCGCAGCATGCGACCCTGTATGACTCCGGCGCGACTGTCCAGCCGCGCCGGAGCGCTAGGCGCCTGACCTTGTTGAGGTCGTTGATTTCGGCGTCATAGTCGGCGGGGATCGCACTCAAACTGATCTGGTTAGTGCAACCAGGCCAGTCGCAACTGATTGATGCGCGCGAGTACTCAACCGGGATGATCTGCCACGGCATGTCAGTACCACCCGCAGCGAGGATAGGGCACTGGGCGCCAGGCGCCATAGATGCATTCGTCATGCCAGGGGACGTGTCGTCGAGTCCACCAGCCCCCCATAGGGATCATGAACATGTTCTTTCTCCTTCGTTCGTGAGGGTGTACGTGTTTCCGTCCCAGTACCGCACCGGGACGGCAGTGGGGTCCTCCCACCATGCAACACCGTAGCCATCCTGTTTGGCTTCTTCCCGGTGCTGCTCGATGTATCCGTGGCAGCCCCTTACCCCGTCCCCACAGAGGAGGATGAGGTTAGCTGGGCTGTTGATGGATGGGTCCTTGGTGCCGCCCATGCCGCGGGGCTTCCTGTGCTGGATGCTTGCGGCGTAGGTGGCGATGTGGCGGCCGCAGCGGGCGCACCGGTACTGGTCCCTCTCGTACACGGCCTCCCTTGTTTCCTGGGAGGGCCCTGTTTTCCTGGGAGACCCCTTCCGGCGCGCCCACCTTGCGCGGGACTGGCTCATTCCGTGTTCTCGATCTCTATGAGGCTGATATCCCCCATGGTGATGAGCTCCCGGATGGCTTCCTCCTGGGCTGGAGAGACACGGGCCGAGATCCTAGGGTCGGACGTCACGAGCTCAACCCCGTCGGGGATCTCCCCTGTCTGCTTAATGAACCCGTCAAGAGACGTGGCGGCAACAAACCAAGGGGCAGGAACCTTGTGGACCGCGTCGGGCTTGTTCCACTCCAGCCAAGCAACAAGGGCTTTCTCGTCGACTACCTGATAGCGGGGCTGAGGTGCACTCACGCTAACCGTGCCGATCTGCCTGCCATCAATGGATGGCTTCGAGGAGTCCCCTGGGGCCATCACCTCCTCCAGCTCATTGAGGGCCTTCTTCTTCTCCTGGGAGGCCACCTTGGCGACGTGCGCCGCAATGACTGCCCTGCGGAGTGCATCTTCCTTGCTCACTGAACCTTCCCCGCTCCGTAATTCTTCGCCAGCCACGCCCTGAGCATGTCCGGATTAGCCTTGCCTCCCGCTGCGAAGTACTCTTCGCGCACCTTGTCTCCGTCCAGCTGGTGAGTGGCGCAGAATCCGTCAAGGATCATTCCGCACTGCTCTGCTGCTGTTCTCTTGGGAACCCCCTTTTCCGTTGGGAGGGGGGCGTCCTGCTGGGGGGCCCCTATTCCGCTGGGAACCCCCCTCTCGTATGACTCACTATCTGGGTCGGGTTCATCCGTGGGGATGGTGAGTGCCTGTAGCAGGAACGTGCGGTAGGCGACACTCATCGCCTTGGCGATTGCCTTGTCCCCGAAGTCCATCGCCTCGGCCGCAACTCTGCCGTGGATGCTGTCCCCACCGGGCCCGTAAACCCGGTAGGTGACTTTGAGGACAACCTCGGCGGTCTGCTTGCCGTTGGAGGTGGTGCCGTTTGATCGATGCACGTCCACGTCCTCGGGGAGGATGGTGACGCCGTACTTGCGCAGTGCGGGGCCGACCGCGTTCATTACCGCGTCGATGCCGCGGAAGTTGAATCGCTGCACTTGGTTCTTGCTGTCCTTCCTGACGGCCTGTACGGCTTCCATGACCTTGCTGAGTGCCTGGTGCACTGTGGGCTGTTCTGCCACCTGTCTTCCTTTCTTGGGAGCCCCCTATTCCGTTGGGAGCCCACTATCTGGGGTACGTGTCCGGGCGGTATAGGCGAAGCACGTACAGGTACTCGCTGAGGCGCTTGAGCTCAGTGCCGAGCAGCCTGCGGTCGCCGTCGTTGAGGTGCCACCACGGGCCGCGCTTGACCCACTCCATGTCGTCTTGGTCGTAGACGGCTTCCCCGTCCTTGAGGCGCCGCATCTCCCCGTAGGTGATCACAGCGCGCTCCATCGGCTCACTCGGTGCCACTGTGCTCCTCCTGGCTGATCGCCCGGTCGAGGTAGGCGCGCGCCTTGCGCAGGTCGACGATTCGACTGGATGCCCCGCCCTTCCGGCCGAGGCGGGTGAGGTACTTCAGCGCGTTCCACACGTGCGGGTCATCGGGGGCGATGGCGTCCAGGACGTTCCAGGACTGCAGGTCAGCTGTGCACTCCGGGCCGCCCTGAGCGATAATCGCCTCGCCTAGCCACGTGTAGTGCTCGGGCGAATCCACCTCGTTCCCCTCCGCCTCGAGACCAGCGGAGTCAGCTTCAACATCCCACTCGTAGAGGGCGCCGATCTTCCTGACGGTATCCACGTCACTAGCGCTACAGCCCACGAGCGTGACCTTGCCATCAGGAATGTCTGCCCCGCACACCTGTAGCGCCATTGGCCCGTCGCCCACGATACGCAGGTGGCCGCCGCCGAGCCGCACGCAGGCCTCACTGGTTGAGGCGATAGAGAGTAGGCCACCAGGGTGCACCCAGTAGTCCAGGGGTGGGGTGTCAGCTGAGATGGGGATGTCCCCCAGGATGTGGATGGAGTCGCTCATGGAGGCGCCCGCCTCGATGGCCCGCGCCAGATCTGTGCACTGATATGCGTAGTATGTGCTCATGTCTTGTCCTTTCTAGACCCCGCACTGTGCGGGCATCTATGGGCCGCCTGGACCACTGGTAGATCAGCCCAATCCCCTATGGATCGAAGTAAACGGGGGTGGGTCCAGGCGACTCATAGACGGGCAGGCTGTGTCGGCTACGCGGCGCCGGGGCGGTGCGTGCGGTGTCTGCCGTCTATGGGCGTTTCTCTGTGTAGTTCTCAATCAACGTGCGCAAGCGTTATTCAGCAGCTGTCTGCGTTTCTGCTGCGCTGTCCTCTAGGTGAGGCGGCGGGCCACTATCGCTAGTGGCTCACCGTCCTTCCTAGCTGTGGGTCGGCTCCGGGGCGGGCGTGTAGATCTCGGGGGAGTAGATGCAGTGGACGTACAGGCGCGCAATGGGGTCCGAGGAGATCACCTCGCCGTCGTCAGTGATGGTCGCCCACGCCCCGCCGCGGCGGAGGACAATCCCCTCCTCGGCGTGCTGGACGCTCCAGCCCTCCTGGGTGAGTCTGGCAACCGTGGCGGTTGCGCGGCGGCGCAGGTCCTCGGGGTCGATAGCCTTGGTGTCGTTCACGGTGTCTCCTCCTGTGTGGGTGGGTGTGCGGTCAGCGGGCGTGCTTGTCGACGATCTCCCAGAACTTGCTTGGGTAGATGTCTGCCGAGAGACAGTAGGTGACCATCCCGGCCTCAGTGATGAACATGGTGATGGTCTCGTCCGCGATCGCGTCGATGTCGTAGTGGTCGTCGACCGTGCCGTCAAAGCCGATTAGGGAAGGGCGCAGCGCGTCGCGAATCTCGCGATCAATGGCTTCATTGCGCGTTGGGTACAGGTTAATGATGAGTCTCCGTGCGGTGGTAGGGATTGATGTCGCGCCCGGCGGGGGAGTCGAACCCCCGCTGCGACCATCCGGGCTACCTGTGTTCAGGAGATCGCGTGTAGGACGGCGGCTGCAATGTCGCTCATTGCCCACTGCGTCGTGTCCTCGGCGGTCTCAACGTCGATGACACGGGCAGGGGACTCCTGGTCCCAGTCCTCAACAATGGCGATGAGCTCAGTGGTGCAGGACTCCACCTTGGTGAATCGGGCACCGTGAGTGATGTGCACGTCTTCGTTGAAGACTTCGACGATATTCTCCCAGTGGTCCCCGTCGAAGTCGCTGGCCCCGCAAAGGGCCTGCCACGCCTCATCTGGATTGCTGTAGGCCAGCTGGGTCGAAGTCAGGGCGGCGTTGAGGTCAGACATGGCGACGGCCTGCCGGAACAGCTCGTGCTCCGTGACAGCGAATCGGTCCGCCTCATTGATCCCAGCTGAGATAGTGGCGTCGCCATCGCCGCAGGCGAGGCGCATCTTAACTTCACCGCCGAACACGATGATCTCAAAGCCGCCGATGTAACCCAATTCCCAGGCGCGGCGGGCAAGCGGGAAAGCCAGGAGTGCGGCGGCCTTGTCGGCGTCGCTGGTGATGGCGACCGTCTCAGTGCCGTTCAGGATAGTGCCGGCAGGGCGGTACCCGTCCTCGGCGATCTCGAGGTGAATGTTTCCAACACTGAGGCCCTCGGTGGTCTCGCGGTAGTTGATGCCCCAATCGGTCAGCTGGGCGGCGGCGTCGGTGATGTAGTCGGTGGCGGTCATTGCTTCGATCCTTTCTGGAGGGGCGGTTGCCCCGTGGCTGATGCCCCAACTATAGCCACACCGAGACAGGTGAGGTCAAGCCGAAGGTGGCATCAATTTGCGTGACCTACGTCATCAAACACACGTTCGAGTCGCCCATACGCGCCACCCCACACAACACCCCTACACACACACGCGCGCGCGAGACTGCGCAAGCCCACTCGCGGCCTTTTACAGAGCTGACCCACAGAGTGCCACCCCATCCCAAAAGGCCTCCAGAGAGACCCCTACGGGCAGGCAAAGCCCCCGGCCCGCCGAAGCGGAACCGGGGGACAGAAGGGGGGCATCTCACCAATCACCGGCTACGCAGCCACCCCCGCACACGATCCACCACCGCAACCAGGCCAGCACCAGCCAGCCCCAGAAGACCCAGCGCCACAATCCCACCCAAGATCTCGTGATCATAGTTATCCTTCACCGGAGCAGCCGGAGCAGCCACCGCCTCACGACCTGAATCCACAGAACCCACAGTCGCGGAAGCACTAGGAGAAGCAGACGTCTCCACACGCTTATCCACAGCCGCGCTCGGCGAAGCCGAGTGCACACCCTCCCTAGAACGGGAACCACTGATTCCTGCGTTGTCTTCGTGGTCCTTATCCTCGCCGTCCTTGCGTGCCTTGCAGCTGTCGGAGAGCGCGGCCGCCACAGCCGGGCCTGGCACGTACTGGTCGCCCTTGTCGGTGATCAGGGTCTGAGTGCAGGCATCCTGGTCGACGACGATGACATACCCGTCCCTCATGCAGGTCTCCTGCCCCCTGACGTCCACGCAGTGGGGGAGGCCGGCGGCGGAGACTGGGTCGGTCTTGCCGGTCCACTCCCATCCGGGGAACGCCCTGGCCTCAACCGGCTCGGTGGGTTCGGGGGCGGGGGCCACATCCTCCGTGTCCTTCTTCTTGCTCTTCTTCTTCTTCACATCCTGGGCAACAGCTGTCCCATCCTGCTTACGCACGTAGGTGACGGAGCCATCCTCCTCCACAATGAAGCTGTCACCGGACCCGTTACCCGAAGAGCTGGCGTCCCAGAAGCACGGCCCGTACTCCTGCCCCTCATCCTCGCAGGCGGGGGTCCCTGACACATCCACCGGCATCCCAGTGTCCGCAGTCACCCACCCCTGGATGAGGCCCCCGGTGGCCTCCTCGCTAGCCATAGCTGGCGCACACGCACCCATAGCCGCCACGCACACACCCACACCCACGAGGGCCGCACGCCTAACCATCCGCTTGACCATGCCGTTGAAGTCCATCACTTGGTTCCTTTCTTGGTTGGGCCGCTCAGGCCCGTGCTGCTGATGGGCAGAACCATACGCCCACCAACCACCACCACGTCAACCCCAGACACAACAACACCAACGTGATCCACACCACCGAACACACGTACACAAACACAACAACACAAACACACCACCGAACACACACACAAAACCACAAACCACCAACACAAACACAAAACAAACCAACAAGCCAAACAACCAACAAACAAAAAACAAAACCCACACACCCCAGGGAATAACC